ATATGTATTCTTTGGTTTTTGCAGACACGCAATGGTGTACTGTCAACGAAGCTTATTCCCGTGCATTTTCCTAAAAGAACCTTCTTGATAAATAAGGTTAAGGGTATTGCTACATCCCTTTCCAATTCTACTAAACGGTTATAAGAAACGACATTGGGAAACAGATGACGAAGATGCTTGCATACTTTTTCGAGATAGAAATGTTTAAAGCAGCGATAACCGGAATCGTGGAAAAGAATCATTATCATCATGACTTCTGCCTTTGACATCGTGGAACTTCGATGATATTTTCTTTTCCCGGGTAGATTTTAGCGTATATAATCCGCAAAACGAAACGTTACGCTTCTGAAAAACGAAACGCATAATTTAAGGAAAAACGAAACGTACTCGTAAAATACATTTTAACGGCATTCAAACACTGATTAAATGATGTTTGAATGCCATTTTACTTTGCCGTTAACCGGCGGGCTTCAGGAATGTCTCGTATCCACCTGAACCAAGCTGTCTGTATAGCATGATATCGGTGTACCCACTGTTGTAAGTCATGGTGGTGTGTACATCTACACGCCGGGCATTCTCAAACGGATTGCGATTAATCTTACTCTGCCCAATCCACTCGCATAGTTCTATAATCTGCGACTTGTCGGACGTGAAGTATATAAAGTCGTGTCCCTGTAGAATAGTCAGTACATCGAGATAATCGCCGAGCTTCCATCGCATGGCGTAGGTTCCAGCTTCCGTAGACAAGTAAGGCGGGTCAACGAGAAAGAGAACGTTAGGCTTATTGTTGTATTCTTTGAATAACTCTTTATAATCCTTTCTGGCGATGGTCAATCCGTCGAGGTAGCCATCTGCGTTGTATCCGTTCTTGCGGACGGTGTTATAGAACGTTTCTTTGGTTAACTCATCCATATTGTTAGCGTATTTCATGGAAAAGAGCAAGGAGGATGATAGGGTTATGTAATCGACGAACCTTGTACGCTCTTCTGCTGCAATCAGTTCAACGATACGCGATTTAACTTCTGTAGGTATCATCTTATCTGCCGGTAGCCCGTCCGTTATCTCTCGTATGCGCTCGAGTAGGGCATTCGTACGCGGAATATTAGCGATACGCCGCTGGTAATTATCAAAATCATTATAAATCACCGTTGCATTCGGCTTAGCCCGTTTGGCAGCATGCGACAAAAGCCCGGAACCACCGAATAGGTCGACAATGGTCACATCGTCCGGATAACTTTCTAATACCTTTTTAAATTCCTTGATAAACTTGCGCTTCTGCCCCATAAATGGAAGGGGTGCACTGGTGTAATTTTTCTGTTTCATAATACTTTATTTTAATTTGTTTTAGTAACTTTGTAAAGCCAATCGTTTCATAATTAAAACCGCAACCTGTGTGGCTAAGGATTTACCCCCCGACCATACACCGGTTGCGGTTGTTTTATAAACGATTGGCGTCTTTATAAAAGGTCGGGGGCTTTTATCTGCCCGCCCCCGAAAGGCTTCGCTATTGAGGCTTTTGTTCGTCCTGGTATGCGTTCACAATAGAGGCGGCCTCTGTCTTACATTGCGCCCGGTATGCCTGCAGCTCGTCGAACTCTTTGCGGAATTGTGCATCTTTTGGGCTACCTATATAGTTACATATAATCGCTTCGACATCATCCTGCGAGTATTTTAATCGCACCAATGCCGCCGTGACCCGACTATAACAGAAGCACCCGCGCACAATCTCTATCGGCTCTAACCTGTCGAATGGGAAGATTAAGAGGGTTACTACCCCGGACTCTACTCTTTCAATTACCTTTTTCATACTATATTAATTAGAAGTTACAAACTGCAAACACGTACTTCAGTGCGTGCCACTTATACCAGGTAAATGGCTCATAGTTTTGAATGTATCGCCGCTCGTTGCCGTCCACCTCTTGCGATGTTTCCAACGTTCCGCCGTAATGGTCGCCGTTTAAGATGATTTTTTCCATTAGCCCTAACGAGACTGCGGTATGCAGGAAGTTCTTATCCGAGGTAAAATCCTGCTTTAACGAGTCGGCTATAATCTTAGCTTCGGCAACAGACATTAAGTACCAGTTGTGCGAAGTAAACTTGTCCGACAACGTTTCACCCTCTAATACTGCGGGCTCATACGCATAGCAGGCACTTGCAGGGAAGTAATACAAGTATATCCGGGCATCAGAACTGCTCAGCTTTATGTGTAAGTCTTTTAACACCTGGTACTCCGACAACCCCATCTTAGCCGCAGGCACCTCCATATTGTAATTACTATCCCGTAGTATAGTGTTCCGCTGGTTGACAATACACAGGGTGTTGTAACGGCCCGTAGCCATTTTCTCGCCCACCGAATAGCCTAACAACGAATTAGGCAGTACAGTGAAGTCCTGAGTAATGTCAGTCGAATACGCTTTGTTAAGGCCTCTAACCGTTGAGAGGTCTCTTGCCGGTTCCGACGCCAGGCGCGATAAGGAATATTCTCGGATGGTCGTTTCGCTTAGGCCCCAAAATATGGGTGCCCAGTTCACTTTGTTAACACTCATCATCCGTCTATCCTTACCATCGGCGGATATATAGAAACAAATCCCAACAGGTGTCTTTGCTTTATTGAGCTTATCACTATAGCTCCCGTCGGCGTAGATAATATCCCCGACTCTTACAGGCCGCTGATAGAAATATATCACTTCATGCGCCTCGAGTTCTGTGCCTCCATCCAGTGTGACGGTTACGTGCACTTCTGCACGTGCCTTGTTGTCTTCGCCTATTCGGGTGACTGTCAGCACACCTGTGCGCGGGTGAATGGTGGCATAGCTATTGGATGTGATGTTCCATACCACCGAGCGAACGGTATTGCCGCGCAAATCGTCGGGTGTAACTGTTAGGCGGGATGTACCGGGTGTCTGCACATAGAAGTCACCCGACACGCTGATGCTGGTCACTGCCCGTTTTTCGTAACGGATGTACAGCGGGCTATTGGGGTTATCGATGTCTCCCCACGCCTCTATCCAGCGGAGCTTGGTATGGAAGTCGGGCGTTACGCCATTGAGGATGATACGGCCCGTTAACTTCGCACCTGCCTTGGCCAGGCGGTCGAGCATTGTAAGTGTGTGAAGTGTTTCGTTTACGCCTTCCAGGACGATGTCCGTAGGCTCTGCCCCTGCGTCATAGATGCGTTGCAGAATATCGAAGCCGTTCAGCTGCCGGCAGCTGCTGTAATGATATTTGCGAATATTGCCCAGCCCGGCAAGTAATAGCCCGCTGGGTGTAAGCGCATCCAGTCCGCGCAGCGTCAGCTCCTCGATGGTGTCGGGCAGCACCAGGCGTGTAAGCGTACCATTCTCGGGCATTACCACGCCCTTAACAGGCGTGTCGGTAAAGTCTACTTCCTGAAGTACGCCACTACCTATCTGTATGACCTTGGAAAGGTTCCGTACGTTGCGAACAACCACGCGGCGGAGCATCGCGCACTTCGACAGGTCGAATGCGGTACCGCGCTCGCGAGTGTTGGGCCGTAGCGTCGTGTAGTCCATGATCAACTCCTCCAATCGACGCAGCAGCGGCATGTTGGCATCGAACTCGAAGTCACCCAGTCCCTCGAGCCCGGAATAAGTTACCTGCCCGTTGAGTTTCTTGGTGAACGTTTTGAGGTCGGTCACCATGTCGGCATCGTCGATGTCGAACGTCGCATTCTGTGGGTTGGTAAAGCCGAAGGGCAGCAGGCCGTAGTCGCCGTCGATGCTGCGCACGGTAGCGAAGTTGTTCGCTCCCCACTGCACGCTGGCATACATCGGCGAGTAGTGTTTGATGGCCAAGCCCTTGCCTGTCTCGTAGAGACGCAGGCGCAGGTTGTTGACAACGCTTTCTCCACAGCAGAACTTACTGTCCATGTAGCGGCTGCGCTTCTGCAGGAAGTACTCCATCAGTTTGACCTTGTCGCCGTAGGCCTTCGTAAAGTGCCCGGTATTAGCGTAGCCCATGGCATCAGCGTTGTACAGGTTCTCGCACCATTGCCGCCAAAAGTCAGTATAGCGGCGGAAGATATAGGCTGCTTCCAGCCCGTTGTCGCGCATCGACTTATACATGGCGGCCAGGTCATCGCCCCAGCACTGCCATACGAGGTCGATTAGTCCGGACAGGCGGCCATTGAACACGGGAGAGAAACCCTCGTCCATCTTGGGCAGCCACGCGTGGTTATCATTATCGTATGCTTCGCCCTCGATAGGTTGCGTCTTGCCCGTGGTACCATTATAGGCGTCATTCCACTCGGCCCAGTACTTGAATGCTAACGCACCCGAGTTATTAAATAGGCTTTGTGTATCGGTGTCACGCAGGAAAAGGCGGGCATGTGCTGTTTTCACGCTGCCGTCGGGGTTCAACTCGATATCATCGAATGCTACGGACATATTTTTGTCGAGAGAATCCATGCCGATAATGAACACACAGAACACGATATAGAACAGCGCATCGTCCTTGACAAGGTAGTCTGCGTAGGTATTCACGAAGCGCGCCCGACGGTAAGCCGGTGTGTCCTGCGTGTACTTCACGCTGTTATAGGTCACCGCCTGGTCAAGCTGCCGATACTCGCCATGCTCCGTCTTGTAGCGTTCGGGCAGGTGCGGGTTACACGACACCGCCCAGTTGTGGAAGCGACGTATCACGGCCAATTCTTTGTTGGCCGCCGCAATATCGTCTGTGGGTGCTTTCACTTGCCCCAGCTTGTTTTTTTTGTTCGTTGGCGACTTCTTGGGTACGCGGGCGTAGTACATCGGCCCGGCACTGTCGGTACCGTTGCTTTGCTTCACCGTGCCACCAGGCTGTATTTCCGCCTCGGTCATTTCACGATTAAAGAAGTTAACGTTTTCGTCTATCTCCCATATCTGCCCCTTGGTATGGTCTTTCTTGGGAAAGCCCATAAACGATGCGCTGTACTTGTTGTCGATGAGGTTGTAGATGGAAAGAAACATCGGTTCCTTTGCCGCCGTGGCCGCCGTTTTGCGGAAACCGATTTCCACCAGTCCGCTCAAGCTCTTGCGGAAAGTCACCTCTTTGCCCGCCATCGCCTGGGTGCGTTGGAACGAGGTGTATAAGTCGATGTTGTTTCGCGCGCAGCCTAACAGTATCTCCTGGAATAGGTTCATGGCCAGCACGTTGAAGATGCCCTCGGACGATGCAAAGTTTACCTTGTGTACAAACTCCTTTTCGCCAGCTTCCACGCCGCGCGTGATGCTGTAGGAGGTGGCATTCTCATTACTGTGCTCCGGATCGAGCGTCAGTGTCACCGGGTCGCCCGAGAACGTCTCGAACACCTCCGCCCAGTTCTTATATGGTAGGGGGTACCCGTTGCTCGATGTACCGTCGGCATTGAACGAGTGCGCACCGACTTTGAATGGCGCGCAGGCCCAGCCGTCGCGTGTCTTATCCCACCCAGGGTTAAGAAACTCGGTCGCGGTGATGGGCACGTTGGGGTTGTTCTTGTTGTACGGCAGTGCTTCGATATTCCACACGGCCACCGGTGTATCGGGCAGGGCCTTGCGCACCTTGTTGTACGATACAATCTCGTCGGGGTTGTGAATATCGCCCACGCTGTTAAGGATGTCGTTGCGTTTGGCAATGCTCACCTTTCCGAAGCGTATGAGCCGTCCCTCGCGGTCGGTGACGTCCTCGATGTCGGGGGTATCGTAGGCGTAGTTGCCTACCACCTGCGAGAAGTTCAGGGCCTTATCATAAATTCGCAGGCTGTACAGCTTGACTTCTGCCTGCGGGCTGCCAATGGTGAGCTCTTTCGGCGCGCCCTGCTTCCAGGACGCCGTGGCGTAGTCGAACATACGTACGATGACGCCATTCATATAGAGATACGCCAGGTTAACGTCTTTCTCGGCTACGCTGCCGCCACCCAGGTTATTGCGGGTGTGGGTGGTGGTGCCATCGATGACAACACCCAGGCGCACGCGGCTCTGCTCCGGGAAGTAAGTAATAACATTGCCGGTGCTGCAGCCCATCTCTACACGATTGACATAGACACGGAAACCGGTGCCGGCATCCATGCAGTCAATAATCACCGCATTCTCGTCCGAGCAGATACCGCTTTCAAATTCCAGTTCCACGGTGCGCCCCTGCTTGGTGCCGTTGGCCCCGAAATCGGAGCCGAAAGGCAGGAAGTCTTTCAACGTGACGTTCTTTCCTGCGCGGATGGTCATGCCCTGGCCATCTATAAAACCATTGTTATCGTCAAGCCGGAAGTTATCCGAGCGCACCAGGCGTGCCGTCTGCTGGCCCCGATAGGTGGCCACAATGTTTTGTGCGCTCTCGTCGCTATTGGCCCGTCCGCGCATAGGGATGTACACCTTGCATTCATCGGCCGGGGCAAGGGCTACGCCGAGGCTTTGCACCTTGATTTTGCACTCCGTCGACAGCGGGCCAACGGAAAGTCGTACCGTCACTTCGGGCAGGTATTCCGCATCGTCGAGGGCTACGTTAACCACCTGCAACCCGCTACCCTTATCCGGGTTGAGCGTCACCTGCTGTGTGCCCAGCTCGCGCGTCTGTGCGCCGCCATTGTATAGCAGTTCCACCTTGACCGTGGCCTTGCTGCCTGCATCTTCGTCGGGCAGGTAGAAGTAATACGGCAGTTTTACCACGGAAAACTGGCGCGCCTCCGTAGGAATACCTTTGCCCAGACAGATGGCCGCGGTACCCACTGCCCCCGTGGACGCCTTGATGTACGTCGTGGTGATGTCGGGGGTACGCAGGCCCAGCTCTCTGTTCTCGGCCCACAGCGTGATGTTGTGCGCACCGCCCGCGTAGCGGTTCTGCTCATCGATGACGAACTCACCCGACGAGTTGTGAATACTCTTGGTATAGGTGTCTGTACTGCCGCCGTCCTGCACGCGGCAGTACACCGTTGCCGGCACACCCTGGCAATTAACCCGGAGCGTCCAGTGCCCGCTTTGGATGACACTCTCGTCGTATGCGGAATCGAAGCCTAACGTCAGGCTGTAGGTGTTAATGGTGAAGTTGAATACTTTTTCCGCGCCGTGGGTATTAGATACCCGGATGCGCACGGTATTGGTCTCGGAAGTCAGGTACTCGCCCAGCTCGAAGTCATAGACATTGGCCGTAGCCGTTCCGCTGGCTTTGAGTGTCCGGGTAAGCGAGGTAACCGGTACGCCGTTCACCTCTATTTCGATGGTGCCGTCCGCTGTATCGCGGTCTGCCGGGTTGTCTCCCCAGTAGCAGTTGTAGGCCAGAGAAAAACTGTTCTGCGCGCCCCGTGCCATCGATGTGGCCGGGTACTTGGTAATGACTGCCCGCATGACATACGTCTCTTCGGGCTTGTTGCTGTACAGTGAAAAATCGCCCAGTACATGGTCGGCGTACTTCACCCGGTCGGAGAACCACTCCTCATAAGCGGTTCTGTCTTTGAAAAAGCGGACGGTCTGCAATGAGTTCGCCCCGCTCTCGATATTGACGAAACCAAACTTCGCACCGTCGAGCTTCGAGAGGTATTCCTTTAAAAACTCTTCTATACGCGTACCTTTGTAGCCCTCCCACGCCGTGGCGAGGTCTGTTATCTTTTTGTCTATTCCGTTTGCCATTGTTATTTCCAATTTTCGTTATTAACCCAGTTTTTACTCCCAATCCAAACGCCGGAGCCGAAGCAGCTGCGGATGGCTGTCCATACGAGCCGCGTACCGTGGTACACGGCGGTGATGGCTTTGTGGCCATAGAACACGGCTGCTGTTTGATGGTTGTCTTTTCGTATCATTTTTACTCCTCCGAAACAAAGTAGCAGCGGTCTGCATCGAGCTCGCCGGCCTTCCGCTTGCGGTTATACTCTTCTTCCGTTAAGAAGGCGTGTTTAAACCCTTCCACCTTGCCGATTCCGCCCTGCACATCCTGAATGCTTTGCTTGAGCTCTTTGACGGCTTTGTCCCGAGCCTTGGTTTCGGTGGCCACTGCTTCGGTTGTTTCTTTCCGCAGTGTGGTGGCCTGCTCGGTTAGGGCTGTGGTTCTGTCCGACACCTCATTGTCGATAGCCCGCTGGAGCTTGGCATCTTCGTCGGCCCTGTCTTTCTTCTCCTGCTTGAGGTCATCGGCGAGCTTCTTGCCGGCAGCGCCCGAGTAGGCTTGCCCTTCGGCTTCACCCAGCGATACCCTATTCAGGTTACCGATGAGTTTCCACCCGGGCGCCAGGTACACGTAGATGTTTCCGTTCTCGGGGCTCTCGCCATCGGCATGCACCGCCACTAACTGTCCGGGCTTGAGCGGCTGATGGTGCGCATCTTCCGGATTGGTGTCGGCTTCCATCTCCGCTTTGGACTTGTACACCTTCCGGACGTGGAGGCTGCCGGCTGTCTGTTCGACGTCAGCCAGCAGAGCGAGGGTGTCGGCGATAAGACCGCCCACCTCTTCGGGGGTGATACTGGCCGTCTGCGTTTTTTCACGCAGGGTCTTGGCTCGTTTCTGGAGTTCGTAAATTGTTGCCATATTAAACAGGTATATCGTATATATGTTTTACACTACAGTTCATGGGTGTATCTATGACTGGATCTTTGAACTCTTCTCCATCTAAAGGCTCCAAATGACATTTTCTATCAGAAAACAACAATGCACAAGGCCGAGGGTTATCTTCACCACCACAACCAAACAGTCCACTCCAACCACGTTCAATGATTTGAGCTCCGGCTTCATCGAGTTCAAACAATAATCCTTCGATATTGTGCTCCCATTCACTTTTCGTGCTACTAATATCTATCTTAACTCTAATAAAGTACTTCAGTATTTGATACTGTACTTTGCCTGAATATCCATTAAAAAAGAGGACATTAACCGGTATCCATCTTGAGTCAATATCCGTAACCCCTACAAATTCACGGAATGCGTCTTTAAGCGTAGGTAATTCAAAGATGTTATAAGCGGACTGTGCTCCGGTTTTATCGGCACTGATATATGCCTGCTTTGATTGACGGCAGGGGCGCAGCTGACCGTCCTGGTGCTCGCGTTCATCCGTCTGTACATCCTTTACGCAAACATAAATAGGGTTATTCAGACCATGTGTTCTAACTTCTGTTTCCGGAAACTCAATGAATAGGCCTTCAGTTATAATGGTTCCGGCCGGAATGACAAAAGTAAACATGCCGGATTGGCGGTCATAAGAATTAGGTGTATCACTCACCTTTGCCAACAGGAATGCCTTATCCTTTCCGCCTATTGTTTCTAACAGAAGGCGATTAAAGTCGATGTCGTTGTCTTGTAGTTGCTTGAGGTCGTCGAGATAAATCGGCTGTCCCCCTTCGTTGAAAAGAACTCTATTCATAGTCGTACAATTCTATGCGGAACGTTCTGCCCGCAGGTTTATAATAAGCTAATAAATTCAGGATGGTTCGTAGATAAGTGCCGTGAAACCGATCTTCATTGCTGTCTAATGAAGTACACAAAAATTTGGGTACATATACTGTAAAAGTCGGCTTGTATATCATCTCGCCTCTATTCAGCATGATATGTGGCTCTTCACCCTTACGATAGAACACAACCCCCGACTGGCTTTCTCTTACAAAATGCAGAAAATCAATTTCTTCATTCTCTATGGTCGCAATGTATATTTGCCTTTTCGTTAAGAAGAAAGTATCATTAAGGGCTTTTTCAATAAACTGTACATGTGCGGTGATGTTAAGCCGTCCGGCTACAGCGGCCCGGTACATCATAAATTTGTTATATAATACTAACAGGGGGTGTACCAATATCTTGAGCAGTGCAACAAGTGTTTTGCTGCGCAAAATCGGTGGAAGCAACTGCATCGCAAACCTATTGAAATCAACGTTATACCACATAAGTTAAAGTGTTTTGTAAACCTTCAGCAGTGAAACTACCCCCAACGGCTGTATAGTTGTTTCCCTGTATCTCTTTATATTCGCCGCCCCCTATTCGGTACCGGCATACCCCCAATGACACGTCCGTAACTCCTTCTACAGCCTGAATTGCATCCACAAGAAGAGTTTTGTTAAAGTTCCCTCCATAAATAATGCCAGCAAGATAGTTTTTTATGGCTTGTTCTACCGGCTTTGTTCCATCGCTAATACGCTTCCCTGTTAGATCTATTACCAAAGGATCTACGGTGATGCGAGCTACTATTGTTATTTCATCTGCCGGTAGCGAGCGAACGGAAAGAATAATACCTGCAATCTTAACCCTATTCATATACTGCTTGAATGCCGTTAAAACAGCATTCGAAAGCGGTTCAGGCAAGCCGTCCTTATCCGCCGAGGCGAGTATCTGAATGCTCGTACCGCGGTCGCGCACGGCCACATAGCGCACTAACTGCTTACTCTCATCGACGGCAGGGTAGCGGAACTGCGACGTAGCGTCGTCGAAGACGAGCGCATCGCCGTATTGGAACTGGCGTGCGATCTTGTAATACCAGGGCACGCTGGCCACCACGGCGCGGCTGATTTTATCGTCGACATCTTCGCGATGGCGGTCGAATAGTGCCTCCATCACGTGGCAGCAGGCGGCCACGATGAAGAACAGAATGCTCTCGAGGCTCACCGGCGAAAAGCTGCCGGCAAAGGTGCTGCCCTCGGTTAGTCCGTATTGCTCGCGGATGGTGGCGTTGGCCATGAAGGCATCCGTCATCGTTTGTTTGATTTCGTTGATTGTTCTTGCCATGCTTAACTGAATGTGTCGTTAAAAACTTCGTTAAAAATGCGTTCTCGGGTGGTGCTGTTACCCCGCAATGTGGCAGGCTGCACACCACGCGCCCGGCAGTAGTCGCGCATCACGCGGCTGTATGTCTTCTCGTGCAGGCGCAACGCGGTACCTGTCTGTGGTACATCCGACACGCTCATGCCGTTGTCGAATGCCAACTGCACCACGGCTTCGAGTGCACCGTACTCCTGTATGGCCACATCTGCCAGCGTCTGCCCGTCTCTTACCACCACCTCCATAGTCTTTTTATTTTTAATGCAATAATTGTTATTAGGGCGAAAAGAATAAACAAGGCAAGGATGCGCACAAGGGATGTAAGGCTAAACCGTACGGATTTTGAGTCCGTTTTTACCGTCTTTACTTGCTGCTTTCTTATATTGTCTCGGCTTTCTGTGCTCTTCGCCGTTGTAGCGTTATCCGTCAGTCTGTCGCGCACGCGGTCACTGATGCGGTACCGCTCGGTTCCTATCACCTTGCCCGTGGTGTCCTTGATGATCACCACGGAATCACGAATAACAATACTGTCACGCGTGGCGGTGATGTAACGAATGACGACGCTGTCGCGCAGTACTATCGAGTCGCGCTGCTGTATGGTTGTTTCCTGCTCGCGCGTCACGGTGCGCGTGGTGCGGCATGAAGCCAGCACGAGCAGGAGGAGTATATATACTAAGTGTTTCATACCGATTGAGATTAGATGTCCTTATATTCTGTTTTTGCATCGAAGCATGGGCAGGCCTTGATGTACTCGCTGGGTTCGATACGCCCGTTATGATTGCGGTCGGGCGAGAAGTCGCGGTGCCCCTGTATCGTGGCGGTCGGGTACTTTTTGCGCAGCACACCCAGCAGGCCCGCCAGCGAGGCTTTCTGCGCAGCGGTGCGGTTGTCGATGGGCTTACCTTCGGCGTCGATGCCGCCGATATAGGCCACGTTAATCAGTACACTGTTGTAGCCCTTCACACCATTGCTGGGCTTTTCTTCGTCGAGTAGCTGGGTGATGGTTCCGTCGGCAGCCACCACATAGTGATAGCCCGGGTTCTTCCACCCTTTGCGACGGAACTCCTGCTGCAGCTCCTTAATCGTGGTGTGCTGCGAGCCGGCTGTACAGTGCACGGCGATGTACTTAATGGCTCTCATACCTTTTTAGTGTGTAGGGTTTCTAAGGCCTCGGTAACATCTTCGGGGCGTACGTTGAGTTTGCTTGCTATCTCGCCCGCCAATGCCTTTTTGAGTAACTTTAAAAACGGCATGTTGGGATAGCATATCAGCATACTGCCGGCCATACTCCACAGCTCCACAAGGATGATACCGATACAAATGATACTGGTGGTAAGCCCCGCACCAACCCCTGCCAGCTTGTCGATGAGTATAAAAACAAAGATAGCCGTACCATACACGGCAATCTTGGCAAAGGTGTCGCGCGCCAGCTCGCTAAGTGCGAAGCGCTTTTGTAGAAGACTGGCTGCAATGCCCCATACGGCATCGAGCACGATGGCCATCACGGTGAAGCCCACCATCTTTTCATAACCCACGATGAAATTCATCACCAGCAGGAATGCACACAGAAGCCAGCCCCACACCGTGGAGAGGACTTCGGAAAGTTTGTTTAAAAAGTGTTCTATCATTTTTATTTGAATTTAATATGTTGCGTCTATGTCTATATTTTTCAGCGTCAGCTTTACGCTGTTTACTTTTTGGCGATCCATCTCTAATTGTTCTCGGATAAGCGAACGCCAATAGAGCGGGTCGTTATCGAGTAACATGTCGGCAATGCCGCAGCCCACCGAGGGGCGTTCTTTGAGCTCTCCCGGATGTAAGGCCAGGATGAGGGCTTGGTTCTGTCGCAGGATGTCTCCCACCTGCAGCCCGGATGTAATCTTGCCTTGTGCATCGCGCCGCACCTTGATGGCGGGGGCGAAGTCTGTGAGTTGTATGCCGTTCATTGCCTCAATGTTTTATGGTTGTATCTTCGTAATCATCCCTCTTTAATTGTTGCGCCGGCTGGAGCGGTGGCCCCGTCGGCCCGTGCGCGCCCTGGTGGGCATGGCTATTGAACGCTTGCACCAGTTCGTTAATCTTTTGTGTCAGCGGCTCAATGTTAATCAGTCCGCCCAATTTACCGCCGTTGATGGTAATGCTCTCGGCGCGGTCTACGGCCAGGACAACGAGCTGGGTAAGGTCTCCCGACAGGCTGCCCACGATGACAGCACTGCCGACGGCGGGCGTGATGAGTAGCTGTCCTGCTTCTGCTGCCTCCGAAGCGCGCAGCCGCACGTCGGGCACGGTGATATTGCCGAGCTCCACATCGCACAGAACGCCGTCTACCTTCCGTACGATACCCTGCATCAGGGTGAGCGATGCCTTGCCGGCGGCCGCCTGTACCAATTGGGCTAATTCCTTGTAGTTGTCCATCTTTATTTTAGCTTAACCTAAATCCGAGCTCTATCTTTCGTACGCCCCCATTCTCGGAAAACTCCGTAGTAACGCTGCGCACATAGTATGTTCCGTCCTTGTGCGGGTAGTCGGCATCGTGGAGTGTAGCAGTGTCGCCCGGCACGCACTGCGGCACAAGCCAGGTGGTGATGCTGCCGTCGTACCCGTCGAAGCTCCGGCGGCGTACTTCTGCCTCACCTCGTGCCCGCATCGATGCGGTGTCGGAGGCGTGGCATTTGACTTCCACCTTCTCGCCACCCGTGCTGCCTGTCTCTACCTCTTTAACCTTTCCGTCCGGCATGATAGCCTTGACAACGACGCGCACCTTTTTGTCTTCGGCACGTCGATAGGTCAGGTCGGCTTCTTCGATGTTGAGGGCGAAGTCGTAGCGGCGGTCGGTACCCGTCACCTCGCCCGGAGGGTGCACATGCAGCGTGCCGTCCTGCAGGTAGATGTCCGCCCCGCACTCTTCTTGCACCTTCTTTAATACGTCATAGCCCGTGGCGTCGCGGATGACGAACTTCGCGTATGTCCAGGTGTAGGAGCAGGCCACGCGGTACTTCCTGCCCACACCTTTTATGATGCGCTGCAGCAACGCAGCCAGCGACACCTTTTTTAGCACGGTGTTGGGAATGTCCCGGCGGAAAGTAAAGAGGTCATCCTCGCAGAACAGTTTGATGTTACCGCCGTCGGTAGAGATACGCTGCAGCCAGCCGCGGAACTCTTCTACAATACCCGTTTCCTTGTAGCCGAACTTCACCACCACGGCATCACCGCGCCGGATGTAGTTTTCCACGTCAAGAGCTTTATTCAGCTGCGCGGCGGGCAGCGTTATCTCGCAGGTGTCAGCAAGCAGTTCCACGCTCTTATGAACGCTCACTGCGTCGAGCATGCCGAGCTTGTAATTGCCGATGGTGATGTCATAAGTCATTGTGTACATGCCTATGGGGTTTGTAACAGTTCGTATTCGTTGCTGCTCAATAAGAGCTTATAGATGTCATCGCTGTACGCCTTAATAGTGTAGTTTTGATTAGCCGCTCCGGCGGTAAATGGCATTTCCCAACTCTCTATCACCAGGCGCGAGATGCCGAATATCTCGAGCAGGGGTGAGAGGGCCGTAACGGCAGCGGCTTCGCAAAAGTTTTTGAGCCGCGCCACGTCCGCTTCGGGGTATCGTCCGTCGGTACCAATCAGTACACCCTCGATGGTGACTTCGTAATCGTCCTGCGCCCAGCGTTCCTTAATCGAGCCGCGTATCAGCCCCTTGTTCACCTGCCGCCGCTTGATGATGTGCCTGCCCGTGATGCTTACCATC